CTACACCTCGCTGCCAACCTGCACACTTTCGGTAGCTGCCGCACTGCTGGCGGCCTTCACTGCATCGGCACTGTTGGGTTGTTCGCACTCGATGCTGGTCATGTAGCCGTCGTGGCTGATGGTGTGCTCGGCGCGCTTGACCAGCCACTGCCCATTCACGCCATCGCGGAAGCCCTGCATCACCACCGTGGCTTCGGCCATAAGTGTCTCGCGGCCGGGCAGGGTGTAGCTGAGCGTACGCGTCTGCCGGGCTTGTTCCTGGTGTTTGGCGCGCGCTGCAGCTTCGGCGGCTTCGCGGTCGGCGTAGGCCATGCGCAGGCGCACGATCGGTTCACCGCTGCCCACCTTCACCTCCTGGCGCTTGGCAACGCGTACATCACGGTAATAGGCGATGGTGGTGCCGGTCTTCTCGCGCGAGACGATGCTCACTTTGTAGCCACTGCCATCGGCGGGGGTAAGGGTAACGTCGGGAATGCGCTCGCCGCCGGCACTGGTGGATTCGCCCCGTTTGACGAACATCAGGTGGCCGCCGCCCGGCTTGGCGATGGCATCATGCTGCTTGGCCAGGCGCAGCAGCAGGTTCATGTCCGACTCCTGCGACTGCACCGTCAGCGGCAGCACGATCGACGCCAGCGATCCACTCACGGCGGCGCTCAGTCCGTGCTCGGCGGCCATGCGCTGGACCATGCCACCGATCGTCGTGCCCTTCTTCCAGGTGCGCGTTTTCTGTGTCTGCAGGTCGTTCTTGCCGCCCTTGCTGGCCTCGAACGGCGCCGCGCGGGCACGCAGGGTCATGCTGCCCGGGTAGCCGGAAATCTCCACCTCGTCGCAGATGTACAGGCCCATGCGCCGTACTTCGCCGTCGTAGCCGATGAAGGCTTCCAGCTCCGCGCCTGCCGGCGGCAGCTGGATCGGATCGGACGGATCATGGTCGGCCAGCTGCAGCTCCAGCATGTCCGAGTTGTTGTCGGTCTCGTCGGTGATGCGCAGCGACTTGAAGCGCGACATGATCTTGTCAGTGATGTCCTGGCTGTTGGCCACCACGCGGAATGCCGGTGTGATGTTCAGTCCCACAGTGCTATCCCCTTGCGTTCGCCGGCGGGGCGCTGCACTTCGGGCAGGGTGATCGCCAGGCCTGCAGCCAGCACCGGGCCACGTGCGGCGAGGCCCGGATTGGCATCGAACACCGCGCGCAGAATGGCCGGTGATTGCTCGCCATAGTGCGCATACGCGATGCGGTCAACGACGTCGCCGTCGCGGGTGTTATACGTTCGTGCCATCACTGTGCTTCCGCAGGGAGAGGGTGAATTCGTGCCGCTGGATTCCCGCATCGACGGTGAAGCCGGAGGCAGTGGCGTCGATCTTGTCGATGACCCAAAGCCCCAGGTTCCCGCCCTTGCCGGTCAGCAGCCGCTGGGGCTTGCCTTGCGCTGCCAGCTTGCGCAGCTGCGAGAGCTCATCGCCGGCGCCCCGGAACTGATAGTGGATGACGCCGGGCAGCGTCATGCTGGCCTTGCCGGGGCCGGTGTACTGCAGGGCGGCCATCTGGCCGATGCGCTCCTGCGCAGCCCAGCCATATTCGTTGCTCTGCTGGATCTCCTGGAACACCGCGGTGTTGAGGCTGAACTTGAAGCCACCCAGCATCAGCAGCACCGGGGCGTTGCCGGAGTCGTTGCTCTGGAAACTGGACAACAGCTTGTCGATGGATGCGGTTACGAACTCGCGCTTCATGCTTAGTTCCTGTCTGCCAGGCCACCACGGGCAGCAACCGCGTTGCGACGCTGCAGTTCATCGGCCGTGCGACGTGCCACCGATTCGCTGGACTCACCGGGTTGCTGGTGGATGGTGATGTTGTTGGTCTGCTGTTGCTGCACGGTGGTGACGCCGCGCGAAGAGGGCGATGGCATGTCGGGCGCGGTGCGACCGCGAGCGGCCTCGCTGATGCCTCCCCATCGCTTGCGCGTTCCCGCCGCGTCCAACGTGGCGACGTCTCCGATCAGGCCCACGGCGTCATTCAGGCCACCCCGGCCGCCGGCCCGCATGTTGGTATACCCGACCATGCCGTTGCCGACCGCTTCCGCACCACCGGCAAGCACTTCCTTCCCGAAGTCCAGGCCCTTGCCGACCAGTGCACTGACCTTGCCCATGCCCCCTTCGACGAACCCCATCAGCTTCTCGACGTAGGGCATGAGGAAATCCAGCTTCTGGACAAGCCAGTCGAACAGGGATTCGGCACCGGACTTGATCGCGGTCCACATCATGCTCATCCCGCTACCGATCGCGCTGGCGACGGTCGTGTACACATTGCCCATCCAGACCACGTACTGCACCAGGCCGCTGATGAGCTGGATGTTCATTCTCAGGCCTTCCATCAGAACGGTACCGAGGAAGCTGCCAATCTGGGCAACCCGAGACAGCTCGTTGCCGGTGTACTGCGCAGGTGCAAGCATCTTCGACAGCCAATCCCAGGCCTGGCCGATCAACCCACTCATGACTTCCCAGGCGGGGCGCAGCGGTTCAATCGCACGCATCAGTTCACCCATTGCCGCGGTGCCTGCACCGCTGAGACCTTCCCAGACGCCGCCCAGGAATGCCTTGATCGGTTCCCAGTATTTGCGCACCAGGATGGCACCTGCGGTGATCGCTGCGATGGCGATCGTGATCGGCCCGCCACCAATGGCGGCCACGGCAGTGGCGACGATGCGGAAGCCCGATGCCAGGCGCATGGCCATTGGCCCGAAGCGCCCCATCTGAGCCAACAGGCTGCCACCACGAAACAGCTGCAAGGCCTTCTGCACGCCCAGAATCGGGCCCTGCAGGAAGGTCCAGGCATAGCGAGCGCCAAGTACCGCCGTGCGCATGCCCAGCATGCCGACCACGATCTGCGTGGTGTTGTCGATCAGCTTCGGGTTTTCCTGCACGAACGAGGTGACTCCGTTCAGCAGTTCGGTCAGCTTGACCGCCGCTTCGCCAACTGCAGGCAGCAAGGCGGCGCCGAAGGCCTTGGACAGATTGTCCACGGCGATCTTCGCGCCTTCGATCTTCTGCGGATCGGTCTGCATCGCATCGGCATAGGCTGCATCGGTGGTGCCTGCCGATCCGTTCAGCGCCCTGTCGCGGACTCGAACGTAGGTATCCCAGTTCTCGATCATCGGCTGGACGAAGTTCTTCGCCTGTGCATCGCTGAACAAGGTGCCAATCTTCTTCTGGTCGCCCGCAGTCGCCTGGATGATCCCCTGCATCGCGGCATCGAAGGGATTGCCGCCGCTGGTTTGTGCATCGCCGATGATCTTGCGCAGATCCAGGTTCAGGCTCTTCTTGGCCTTCTCCTGAATGTCCGGCGAGAGCACCTCGGACATGAAGCTCTTCATGTTGCTGGCGGCCTTGTCGGCGCCGCCGGCCGAGTCCAGCGTGGCCTGCAGGGCCGCGCCGAGGGTGGCGGTCGCCGAGGTGCCCTGCAGCTTCATCGCTTCGAACGACGAACCCAGGGTAGGCAGCACTGCGGCCATGTCCTTCAGGCCCAGGCCGCCCTGCCGGCTGTTGATCACCAGCACATCCAGCGCGTTCTGCATGCGCGAGGGATCGATATCGAACGACTGCTGCAGGGCGGCCGCAGCCTGGGCCACATCATCGATGCTGGCACCGGTGACGGTGGTGGTCCGCCCGACAGCACCGAGGCTGGCCTGGGCCGACTGCGCATCCATGCCGGCGTCGATCATCAGCCTGATCGAGCGCTGCAGCGCGTCGGCGCCCTGGTTGGTTGCACGCGACTGTTCCAGGATGGCCTGCCCCAGTGCGCTGACCTGGGCGCGGCTGAGGTTGGCTGCCACGCCGATCTGCTGGTTCTGGCGGGCGAAGCCGGAGGCGTTCTCGACCGGCTTGGCCAGCGCGGTAACGGCCGTGCCAAGCGTGCCGCGTGCCTCGCCAAATGCCGAGCCGAGCTTCCCGCGCTTCTCCAGGTTGGCGTCGCGCTTTGCTTCGATGCTCTCCAGCGCCACCTGCGAGGCACGCAGAGCATCGACCTGGGTACGCATGCGGGCGTACTCCTTGCTGGTCGTACTCATGCGCGCGAGCCTGCGATCCAGCAGGGTCACCTCGGTGCCGAGGCGCTTGATACCGTCGTTGGCAAAGGAGAAGGCGTCCTTCAGTGACTTGGACACCTCGCCGCCGATCGTGATCGTTGTCGTTTGAACGTTACTGGCCATGTACCGGCAATCCCTGAATCCACCAGATGAACTTCGACACCCGCAGTGTCATGATCTCGCGCAGGCCCCAGCCGGTATGACCGGCCAAGGCGAGCACTCCCTGCCTGATCTGCGGCAGGGTCAGGTGGTAAAAAGCGCGACGCCTGCCTGCAGTCGGGCGTAGTCGCGCAACGGCATCTTGCGCACGTCGTCCGGCGAGATCTCGCACAGGTTGGCGATCATCCGTACCTCGCGCTGTGCATCACTGCCCTTGTCGTCCTGGTAGCGCTCCATGTCTTCCACGGTCGGTTCGCGCATGCGCAGCACGGCGGTCTCCATGCCATTGACCTGGCGCGGGCGGGTGAGGGTGATCTCGGCAAAGCCATCGCGCTCGATGACGGTGTCGGTGGGGGTCTTGGTCTTGCTGGACATGGGTGTGTTCCTGGAATTCGATGCGGTGCGATGGATGCGGGGGCGCGAGGCGCCCCCGGTTTTCTCGGTGCGGTGCGAGCTCAGATGCCCAGCGCGCCGCGGATGCCGGCCAGCACGTCCACGCCACCCTGGCGGGCGATCATGTTGACCACGTCGATTTCCTGCACGACCTGGGCGCCATGGGTCAGCTTGTAGTAGCTCAGCGCCAGGCTGACCTTGATCGTGCCCTTCTCGCCGACCTTGGTTTCGCCGCGGTCCAGCAGCTTCACCTTGCCGCGCATGTTGTGCACGACCTGGGTCACTTCGCCGTCATCGCCTTCCAGCGCTTCGCGGGCCGTGAAGCCGTACTCCTTGCTTTCAACGACGTGGAACTTGCTCATGATCTCCGCGTCGTCCGAGGCAAACTCGACATCGGCAGTGAGCTTTTCATGGCCGAGCACGATCTCGGTCGGGGCGAGCATGCCGCCGGCCTGAAAGTCCTCGGTCTTCAGCGACAGCTTCGGTGCGGTGAAGGACATCACGCTGCCGGCATAGCCCTTGCCGTCGACGTAGAAGTTGAAGTTTTTGCGGATCTTGCGCGCCATGCTTAGAAGATCTCCGAGACGTAGTTGTTGTTCATGTGCATGCGGAAGGTCAGCTGCTCACCCGGGTAGGTCGGGGTGAAGTCGAAGTCCCAGAAGAAGCGGCCCTGGGCCACGCTGTCCGCTGCGTTCAGTTCCGGGTCGATCCAGCAGTTGCCGCCGAGGATCGCGCCCTGGGTCTTCAGGCCGCGCAGGAAGGCATTCACACCCTCACGCACGTCGTCGACGTAGGTCTTGCTGATGCCGCGATCGACGGCCCACAGGTGGGCGGCCTCGAGGCTGTCGGCAATGATGTCGGCAGTACGTACCACGCACAGGAACTGCCACTTCTGGTCACTGCTGGCGGTGCGGTTGCCCCACAGGCGGAAGCCCCCTTCGCGGATGACCGTGGCCACGTTCGACTGGTTGAGCAGGTTGGCGCGGCTGGTCGCGTCGGACAGGCCGAAGTCGATCGCACGCGCGGTACCGACCACGCCGTTGAGTTCCAGGTTCGATGGCGAAGCCCACCAGCCGCGTTCGTTGTCGCTGCGGGCGATGGCACCGGCCACGGCACCGGAGGCGTAGCGGGTGACGATGGCATCACCGGACTGCACCAGCAGCGCCGGGTCGACCACGTAGACGCGCTTGGAGCCGGTCAGGGCGGTGGTGCTCCTGGCAGCGTCGTCGGTGCTGTTCGGGCCATCCTTGATGATCACCGCGCGCAGCTTGTCAGCGATGCCGAGCAGTTCGGCCACGACCGGGTTGGCCAGCAGGGCCTCCGGCTTGGCTGGGTCGGCCGGGTGCACATGGGTGAAGCCGGGTGCGACCAGGATGCGCGGCTTGACGCCGACGATGGACTTGGCGGCCAGCAGTACATGCACGCCTTCGTAGGCGCCGGTCTGGGCGTTCACGCCGCCCAGCACGTTGGCCAGGGTTGCGCTCTCATTGGCGCCCTTCTCGACGCGGATGACGACGACCACGGCACTGGACTGGTCGAAGATCGCGTCGAGCGCACCGGGCAGGGTGCCGGCATCGGTGCCGGTGGTGGCCGAGAGCTTGGCGGCCTGCGACGGCGAGGTCACCAGTACGGGCGTGTTGACGGGGAACGCTTCGGTGTCGGCCAGCGGTGCGGTGCCGACGATGCCGATCACGCTGCTGGAGGCGATGGCAATCGATCGGGCACCGGTATCGATGTTGACGACCTGTACGCCATGGAGAAATTCGGTCATTCGGGGTTCTTCCTCGGTGTGGGTGTGTGCCGGCTTGTGCAGGCGACGGGGTAATGTTCGGAGAATGTGGCGGTCGGGATAATTGCAGCGGTGGCCCGATGTGCAATCAGTACCAGCCCGAGACAGCGACGTTGGCGTATACGGTTGAAACCTGAGCGGGGCTGCCGGAACGACGGAGATGAACGGCTATCTCAACCGTGATGCTCTCGTACATGGAAGATGCCGCAGGAATGCTGATGGATACGGTTGCGGAGCGCGATGTCGCAAGTGAGGAGAACGACGGCGCGCTTGTGCTGAACGAAGCTGCCCCTGTGTTGCTGGACGTGAACTGCACTTCGTACTGGCCGGGGTTTGCACCCGCCGGCGCCCAGCGACCGGAATCCACCTGGGCGGTGGCATCGTTGCCACCGCCGTAACTGTTGCTGTGGACGGTGAAGTTGCCGTCGGACAGCAGGCTGATCTGCACCGACGCCGTGACATCGCCGAATGAGTTTGTTTTGGCGCCATTGCCGGCTGAGTAGTCCTTGCCGTGGAAGGGCAGCCGGTAGCTTGCGGTGCCCCGGGCCGCCCACAGGTTGGATACGTCCATGCCGTTGATGCGATGGCCTACGTCGGCACGTTTGCTGCCGTACTGGATGTGGGCGTAGCGACGGCTCAGGTCGGTGCCCGCCAACATGGAGCCGCAGTCCGCAGCAAACGGACCCTCCGCGTAGGGATCGAACAGATCGTCAAAGTCGACTCCACCAGAGGCATAGCCTGAAGGCATGTCAGTTCCCTCCCTTTAGCGACCTGATCTCCGCAGCCAGTTCCTGGATGGCGCGAACCAAGACAGGAATCAGCTGCGACTCCTGGATCGACGGCACTTTCTCACCGCGGTAGTCGACGGCATTCTCGAAGACTGCTTCGGGTACGATTTCGGAGAGCTGCTCTGCAATCATGAAGAGTCGGCGTCGCTCATCGTTCACGAAATCCGAGTTGTACTGGCCGAAATAGGTTTCAATTTTTTCGATTTCCGCCAGGCCGTAGCTCAGGGGTGTCAACGGATGGTCCGACTTCAGCTTGCGCGACGAAGGACGGTTGAATCCCGCGGGAGCTTCCACGACACCTGTCTTCGAAAGCCAGAAGGACTGCCCATAACCCGCGAACGTGAAGACCCGGTCGCCGTCGGTACTGTCACCATGGAAGTCGATGTAGCCCTGCGTCGTAGCGTCGACCTCACGGTACAGACGCCACCGCGCGGAGGACCATCCATTTGCACCATTTACGGTCCGTAGCAGCGTTGCCTTCATGCCGTCTGCATTGCCGCCGTGTGGAATAACGCAGTGCAGGGCGGTCTGGCTGTTCCACAATCCGGTCCCGAGCGGTGGGGAGGCAAGCACGGTGTACCCGACGCCGCCATCCACGGTTACCTTGGCTTTTCCGTTGCCTCCAAGCAGTGCAAGCGAGCCGTTCGCATTTCGGTTGACCAGAAAGCCATTGCGGTCAGTGCCGGTGTTGAGGCCGGCACCAATCTCCAGGTTGGCAACATCCAGGTTGTCGTCATAGAGCGCGATACGACCTGCGGCATTGCCTCGCATCCGAAGCGGACCGGTCAGGTCTCCGCCGGTGATACTGAGCTTCTTGCTTGGATCGAAATTGCCGCTGGTCCAGACAGTTCCGCCTGCATTGAGCGTAGCGGTGTACGCCCCTTCCAGATTGCGGAAAGTGAACGTGGATCCGGACTTGAAGAGATAACTGTCACCCGTGCCGAAGTAGACGACACCATCGGTCGCGGTACTGCCCCAGCCGGACAGGCGCAGGGAGTTGTTGGAAATGGTGACGGTGCCACTGAAGGTGCCGCCGGTCTTGTCCATCTTCGCTTCAGGCGCGAAGTTCCCGGCATGCCACATCGGCGAGCCGTTCCAGCGCGGCGTGTCGCCATGTTTGATGGTGATCTCACTACTGGCACTGCGGTCCGCGCTCCATACGCGCCACAGGCTGGAATTACCCCAGCCGCCAATGAAGGACTGCTCGGCACCGGCGGCACCGAAGCCCAGCAACGGATACGTGCCGCTGATGAACTGCTGGTCAGTGAACGTGTTGCCGCCCCTGGATGCCTTGCCATCCAGTGCCGACTGCAGCCCGGTCACATCAGCAATCACATGCTTGTGGCCTACGGTGGCGAAGTCACCGGCCAGGGCGAACTCGGAGGCGTGCTTGCCGTCCAGGGTGTCGGCGTCCAGGCCGTTGCCATGCCCGGTGTCCTTCAGCGCGGCGCTCTTCAGTTCCAGCGCTGTGCGCGCCGCGGTGGTGTTTGCTGCAGACAGCAGCGTCTTCGCCAGCGCGGTCGGGGCGCTGGCACCGAAGCGCTTGTCGGTGTACGCGCGCACGCCGCGCGGGGTTACCGCGCGCTGGGTGTCGGTGGCATCTTCGGCTTCGGTGCTGGTGGCCAGCTCGACCACACCGACCACCTCGGTGGTGGCCGGCGGATAGAGGAAGCCGGCATCGCCGAACTGGATCTGCGTCGTGTCGATCCCGCTGAAGCGGGTATCGGTGGCCAGCAGCAGCATCGATGTGGCCGACTTTTCCATGATCGGATCGGCCTGGCCGTAGCTGGCGAACAGGGTGCCGTCAGCCAGGTACAGGCCGAACCCGCGAAGCGTGTAGGACGTGGCGCTGTCGTCGCGGATGGTGACGTGCACGGTGTCATCGCCCACGGCCTGGCCGCCGAAGGTGGCGACGCGCTTGATCTCGCCAGGCAGCGCGGTGAGCCCCGCCGAAGGCACGAAGGCGGTCGAGGTCAGGCCGATCTGGGTGATCAGCACGGCGTTGGTGCCGGTGTTCGGCGGATTGACCAGCTTGGCGAAGCCGGCATCGGTGATTTTCAAGCGCATGCGGGGGTTACTCTCCGATCAGTTGAAGGCGGCGGAAGGCCGTGGCGTGGGCGGCTGCAAGTGCGCCGACGGCGGCGTCGGCCTGCATGCCCTGGGTAAAGGTGAAATGCGAGCGCACCGGCTTGGTCCGGGTGATTTCGCCGATGACGTCCTCGACGAACATCGCCGTGGCGGACTGGCCATCCTGGTTGGCGATGGTCATCACCGCTTCGAAGGTGTGCGGCGCGCCCTTGGGCTGCAGCTGCCACCACTCGCGGATCAGCACCGAGCCGCCGAAGGCGGCCACCACGTCGCGCACGCTGCCGGCGGTGCCCTTGCGTCGCTGGATGGCGATGGCCGTACGCACCCGGGCGCGCTTCACGGCCTCGGGCCAGTAGGCCTTCCATTCGTCCACCGACAGCGCCCAGGCCAGCCAGGGCAGCAGTGCGGTCGGACAACGGTCGGCATCCCACAGCGCGGTGATGTCCACCGGCAACGGACGTGCAACGATGGCGCGGGCAAGCGCTCGCTCGGCGTGGGTGGCGTTGGCGGGAAGCAGGTTCGCCGCCGAGGGCACCACCACCTGGGCGTCACCATCGATGACCTCGCCGGGCGCCGGTGCAGCGGCCAGGGTGACTACGCCGCCGTCGATGACGGCGCCCTGCAGCAGCTGCCGCCCTTGCGCATCGGTGCGGAATACCGACTGCAGGCTCGCCAGCGCGCCGCCGGGGTGGCGGAAGGTGCGGTTGCGGCCATCGATCGCGCCGCGCAGGCGCGCGTTGATCAGGCGCGTGCTCGGCTCATTCATCGGTGCCACCGTGGGTCAGGGTCACGCCGGTGCAGTGCGTGGCCTGGGTTCGGTTCACCACCACATCTGCAGCTGGATGGACGATTTCCACGCGCTGCACGCCCTCGGCATGCAATGCGGCGAACAACCCCGAACGGGTGACATCGCGGCCGAGACGATGTGACTCGCTGATGTAGCGGTCCAGGCGGGTGCGCGCTTCGGCAAGCACGACCTGCGAATCCGGGCCGGCAAAGGTGAACAGCGTGGCGTCGACCGTGTAGTTGACGATCGTTGCCGGCTTCACCAGCACGTGGTCGGTCAGCGGTCGCACGTCATCCGCGCTCAGCTTCGCCTCGACGATGTCGAGCAGGCCCTGGGTGGCGGTGCCATCGCCTTCGCGCGACAGCACCGAGACCACCACTTCGCCCGGTGAGGCACTGGTCGCGCTGGCGTCGAGCACGCGCGGGTCCGCGCTCAGCGCATGGAACACATAGGCACCTTCCGGTCCTGCCACGCTGAATCCTTCCGGGCCCAGCTGGATGCGGCGGCGGAAGTCCTCATCGCTTTCATATCGAGGAGGAATGCCCTCCTGCGGCTTGCCCGGGTCGAATACCTGGCGGACGACGCCGAAGATCGCGGCGAGGTGGTCCAGGTCGCTGCCACCGGCATAAGCCAGCATCACGCCACGCGCGGCGTCGTTGACGCGCTGGCGATCGAGCAGGCGCAGGTAGGTGCAGACCTCCAGGATCTTGAAGGCCGGGTCCGACGGCAGCAGCGCGTCGAAAGTGGGGTCCAGGGCCTGCAGTGCGGTCAGCGATTCATCGAACATGGCTTCGAAATCGAGCACTTCGATGACCGCCGGTGCAGGCAGCTGGGACAGATTGACACTGGTGAACGAGCCGGATGCCACGGTTAGCGAACCTCGATTCCTTCGATGGTGATGGCCTCGCCGTCCGGCAGGTGGATCCCGGTCACTGCCAGGATCATCACGCCGGGGGCGGGGAGGGAGACGTCGACGTTCTCGACGTGGAGACGCGGTTCCCATCGCGCCAGCGCGTCGACGGTGGCCGCGATCAGGTCCATGCGCAGCGAGCGGTTGGTCGGCGCATCGATCAGTTCAAACACGCGTGAACCGTATTCGCGGCGCAGCACGCGGGAGCCAAGGGGCGTGGTGAGAATGTCACGCACGGACTGGTGGAGATGGGCGAGCCCATCCAGTGATTTGCCGGTGTTGGCGTCGATTCCTCGCATGGCCTCTATCGTCGTGGAGTGCGGGTTTTCAGGGCATTGCAGGCGTGGCCGCTCAGGCCTGGGCCGGCGTGGTCGGGGCGGTAGGGCCCTGTGCGGTGTGCTTGTGTGCCTTCAGGCCGATGGCGCCGGCCTTGATCTCGCCGGGTGTGGTGATGTCCTTGCCGGCGCTGATCGCGCCGCTGACATCCAGATCACCGGTCGCCTTGATCGAGGGCGTATCGAGCACGATCGATTCGCTGGCGATCACCTGTGCATTCGCGCAGGTGACGATGACCTTGCCGCTGCCGACATGGACGTTGAGCGTGGTGGTTTCCTGGTCGTACTCGACGGTGCTGCCGTCGGCGAACTCGGTGCGTTGCCGCAGGCGCGAGTCGGCCGGCGGCGGAAAGCGGTCCTGGTACAGGCTGCCGAGTACAAGCGCCTGGCCGGGGTCGCCATAGGGGCACGCCAGCACGACCTGCTCGCCTGGTTCGGGCGCGCACCAGCTGCGTACGCCCGGCCCCGCGCGGCGCTCCAGCCAGGGAATCCAGTCGGTAAGCATGCCGTCGGCATCGACGCGAACGCGCCCGTTCGCTTCGTCCAGCTCGCGTACCACACCGATCATCAGCAGGTTGCCGATCAACCGCGCGTGTTCGGCGCTCATCGTGCGCGCTCCGGCAACGGCAGGTAGCGGGGCTCATGGGCGCGGCCGATCTCCGGCGCGAAGCTGTAGGACGCCTGCGGCACCACGCCACCGGCGTCGTCCCACGGGTTGTCGCCCAGTGCGACCGGCAGCGACCACTCGACGATCCAGGTGCGCAGCTCCGGCTGTGCTGCCGCTGGGTCTTCGGGCAATGCCGCGATCACATCGATCGCACCGCTGGCGACGCCGGGAAAGCGGCCGAGCTGGTGCAGCCAGGTCGCGAGGGCGAGGGCTGCGTTGCGCAGCCGCAGCGCTGTGGTTTCATCGGTTGCCGGCAACGCAATGCGTGCTTCGAAGCGCAGCGTGGCCTGCAGAAGGCCACTGCCATCATTGTTGTCCCTGCTGCGATCACAGCGGGTCATCGCCAGCAGGCAGGCCGGCAGGGGCATCCCGTCAGCGTTGGCGTCGCGATGGAAATCGACGCTTGCAAACCCCGGAAAGCGTGCGCGGATTGCGGCTACGATCACGGCAATCAGCGGATCGAGCGTAGGAGGGAAGGGATCGTTCGCCATGTCAGCTCATGCAGGGAAGGGAAGAAGGGCGTGGCCTGTGCGGCGCGCGCGGTCTGCAGCCAGTGTTGCCATCACCGCAGTGAGGTGGCATTGCAGGCGTGGCCGTATCCGGAAGGCTCAGTGCGCGGGAGTGGCGTTGCTGCTGCAGTCGGCGGGTGCTGCCGGCGCGGCGCCATTGATGGTGATACCGCGCTGGTTGCCGAGGCTGCACAGCAGCGCACTCAGCTGGTCGGCCAGCGCGTGGTACTGCTGCGCGACGGCAACGTGATTGCGCAGCAGCGCGTCATCGCTGGCCGCATGCAGGTCCGGCAGGCGGGAAGGGGGAAGCAGCTGGGCAGGTGCGATGCTGAGATCAGCGCGGCAGGGCGTGGCCGGCGTTGGCCTCGCGCCAGATGCGCACGAACTCAGCGTCAGCGTCGCCGCGATCACGACCAGGAGTCTTGGCATGGGTCTCGATGTCCCGTTGCAGGGTGTTGAACTGTTCGGTGCGCCGGGCCTGCTGGGCCAGGCGCTGTGATTCGGCCTGCGCGCCTGCGGCGCTGTTGTCCAGGGCCTGCTGGTGCGTGCGCTGGGCTGCATCGGTGTGGGCCGCCTGCTGTTCCGCCCGGGTGGTGGCAGCGGCAAGGTCCGCGCTGCGGTCGCGCAAGGTCCATCCCAGCCAGGCGCAGCTCGCGTGGCTGCCGGCAAGGACCAGCAGTCCGATGCCCAGCTTCAGTGCCCCGGGCGTCACTGCAGGGCTCCGCCGGCGGCACGGTAGGCTGCGCGTAGCGTTTCCAGTGCGTGCTCCTTCTGCCCGTAGCCGGCGCCTGGCAGCGACGCCCAGATGCGCCGTGCCGCGGTGACGGCGGCATCGAAGCGTCCCAGCCGGATCAGCTCGTAGGCACCGCATTGTTTCAACAGGGCGACCGCCGCACGGTCCTGCGAGACCGGGCCGAAGTCGGGCAGGCCCAGGCGTGCGCGCAGGTCGTCCCAGGTGCTGCGCAGGAACTGGTAGCGGCCGGCGGCGCTGGATTTGATGCCATAGCGCGGCAGCGACACCAGCACGCGGGGATGGTCGTGGTAGTCGGTGAACAGCTGGCCGCCGACGATGACGTCGTAGCCGTGGTCACGTGAGCGCTGGCCCGGAATGTCGGTGCCTTCGGACACGGCCAGCATGTCCAGGAACGCAGCGACGTTGGTGCCACCGAGGGCGCTGGCGGCGGCGATGGTCATGCGGCCGCTCCTGGTTGCTTGCGAACCAGGGCCAGCAGGGCGTCTATCTGTACGCTCTGCTGGGCGATCTGTGCACGCAGGGCGCTGACCTCACCGCGCAGCTGCCCGATCTCCTGGGCCATTGCCTCGCGTTCGTGCATCAGTCCATCGGCGCGTGTACGTTCGGCCGCGAGTTGTTCCTGCAGGGTGCGAAGGGTGTTGCTGGTGGCTTCGTCGGCGGTGCGGTCGACCTTGGCCGACGACAGCCACTGGCGCAGCCACAACGACACCGCGATCAGCACGCCCGAGGTCCCGCCCAGGTACTTGGCCCAATCCGGCACGCCCGCCAGCAGGTCGCTCTCGTTCATGCGCGTGCGTACCCCTTGAGCAGGGCCGGATGGACCGCCGGTGGCAGCGCGGTACGCGCACCGCGCAGGGCGCGCTTGATGGTGGTCTGTGAGACGCCGAACTCACGCGCGACATGGTCGCGCGGCATGCCGCTGGCGACCGCGCGGGCGATCTGCTCACGGCGTTCGTGCGCGCCGGCAGCGAAGCAGGACGCCAGGAACAACAGTTCGCCGCCGAAGTGCGCGACCAGCCGCCGGGCGGCGTCGTGGCCAAGGATGTCGATCAGCCGATGCTGGTCGGGCAGGGTGGAGGGGACGTAGACGATGACGCGGTGACGGCCGGTGGTGCTGGAGGTGGTCGGCGGCCACGCACGCACCAGCGTGAGGGCTGCGGATTCGCCGATGACCTCGGCCAGGGTCTGGATACTGTCGGGCAGGGCGTTCATGGAGGATGTCTTCAGTGGCATTGATCTCCACTGTTGCCATCCCGCCTGTCCAGTCAACACCTTTCATCTACTTTTATATCGGTGCGCTGAAGGCGTTCAGTCGTACGCGAGGACGGGTGAGGAGCACGACCCGCCTGCTTGCAGTGCGCCGTATCCGCTTGCATTGGCCGCTGATGTTTTCCTGTGCATCCGTACTCGTTGTCCTCATCTGGCAGGAACAGAGGCAGATCAAGGAGATGGGGCAGGTACAGGGTGAGGACGGCCCCCCGCCGCATGGCCTCATGCGCCGTGTACTGGCCGGAAACAAAAAAGCCCCGGACGATGCCGGGGCTTCAGGACTGCAGGAGGCGCTGGATCAAAGATCGAATACCAGGTTGCCGCCGGTCTTGCGGGGGATGTACCCGGCGTCGCGCAGCCAGCGCGCCGCGTTGACCTGGTCCATGCGCTTGACCGGGAAGCGGTTGGCGAACATCAGGAAGCGCGCCACGGTGATCGACTCGCCCTTGCCCTTCAGGGCCGCGAGGGTTTCGACGAACCATGGCGCGGGCGGCTGCTGGTTGCCCGGGCGGGCCACGGTGCGCGCCTGCCGGGTGCTGCCAGCATCGGCCTGGGCAGTGGCCAGCGTGCACAGCGAGATGAAGATCGCATCCAGGCTCACGTTGTCCTTGCTGCCCTTCGGCTGGGACTTGAACAACTCGATGGCCTTCAGGCGCGTCGACGTGAACTGTTCGACCTCCATGGCGTTTCCTCTTTGCGAAATGGGTTGGGGATGCAGGGTGACGACAGGTGTCGTCGGTGATGGGGGATGACCTTACATCATTTTCGCCGATGATGGGTCTTGGCCTGCAGTGGGTTCAGCGGACGGGGCCGCACAGCCGACCCCGATTCCGGCTCAGATCAGGCCGCGCGACAGCAGCTGGTCCAGTGATCTGCGGACCAGATCGGCCGGGGTGCCGTCGTTGTCGACTTCAATGTCGACCAGTTCATGCGGCAGCGGTTGCTCGCTGGCATGAAGGTCATTGCTGCAATGGCCCGGGCGGTTGACGCGGATCACGACACCACCGCGGCGGCGGATTGCGCGCGCCTCATTGGCGAAGCGGACGTCGGGTACCAGCCCGCCCTCGGGCAGGCGTGCGAACAGCGAGCGGACCCACAGTTCGGGATGGACGCGGTCACGCCCCCATTCGGTACCGGCAACCTGCATCAGGTGGCGCGGGGTGAGTTCGGCCAGCCAATCGATGGCGTCCTCCTTGCGGCGGTCCAGTTCATGCAGGGAGAGCCCGAGGAGGGAGGCGACGAACTGGCGCAATGGGGCCGCGAAGCTGTCGCGTGGCAGCGCCAACGCCGATGCCAGCCCATTGGCGAGTGTGTCCTTGCCCGAGCGCTTGCTGCCGGCGATGCCGATGTAGAGCGGTACACGTGCGTGCGGCGCCGGCCGCAGGGCGATGCTGCCCAGTGCAGGGCCGGCACGGAACGCGGCCAGTGTGTCGGCAATCATGCGATGACCGCTGTCGAGGGAGGCGGGAATCATGCGGAATCTACTCCTGGAGAAATGCGGCAGGTGCCGGAGGATCAGGAATCGCGACCGGCGAGGCTGCGGGCGCGGAGGATGCGCTGGGTGATGCGACCACCCCAGGCCGCCGCGGCGACCGGGTCAAAGCACAGCATGGCGGTGCGGGTACGCCGGCCGGCAGCAAGGTGGTCGCGGATGGTCCGCTCGGACAGCACGGGTACCCGCTGGTGGATCTGCTGCACGGTCAGCTGCTCACCTTCGAAGGCATGCAGTCGGGGATGAGGCATGGCGGAGGCGCTCCTGGAAGGTGGCGGGCCGATACAGCCATCTTGCCTCTGTAGACGACCCTAGGCAACACCTTTCATCTACTTTCGTCGCGACATGGTCGGCTGGGCGGGCTGGCGATCCACAGCCGCAATGCCGCCGCTGCCAGACGCTCACGCACAACCGGGCCGCGTGCGGCCAGGACACCCTCGAGATACTGTTGGCGGTGCCGGCGCGGACTGACCGCCGTCCAGCGCCCGTCGGTGCCCACGCGCCAGTAGCCGTCCAGTTGCAGCAGGCGACGTGCTTCGCAGTGCAGGCGCCAGTCGCCGCTGCTGCTGTCAACGTCGCGACCATCATGGAGGCGCGGCATCTAGAACGGCCCTGCCGCGTGCTCGGCCAGACTGCGTCTGCGCTGTGGCATCAGCCAGACCTTGGCCCGCTCCTTGCCCACCACGCGGGTGCGCACGCCATGCCGCTTCACCACGTAGGCGGCGGCCTCGTTCACCTCGCGACGGTTGGGCCTGTCGATGCCCACCGCGATGACGATCTCGGTGGCGCGGTAGTGCGCGCTCCAGTGCTCGGCAGGGAGCGACCAGTCGAAATGACGATCGATCAGTTCGGCGATCGGCGAGATGGGCTCGTGTTCGCTGTTGGTGGCATTCAGCGCATCCAGTTCCTCGGCACTCAAGTGCCAGGTCTCGCCACTGCAGTACAACGCATGGGCCTCAGCCCAGACCTGCTGCATGTCGATCCGCGCCGGTTCGTCCAGCGCCACGGCGTGCACGGTCCACCAGCGGGTGTTGCCGGTGGCATCGCGGAGGAAGCGTTCGTCGTTGACACTGGCAAACAGGATGGTGCGCCGCGCATAGCGGGATTCGGTGCGCGCGTAGGGGCGACGGATCTCGTCATGGCTGCGCGAGATGAATGATTTCAGCGCCGCGATATCGGTACGGCGGAAGGTGGCATCGACTTCGCCGAGCTCGACGATCCATCTGGAGATGACCTGCTTGACGCTGTCCTTGTTGGCCGGATCCAGCACCACCCCGTCGGCGATCAGTTGCAGCTCTACCGGCGCCAGCTGCCGCGCCCAGCGTGTCTTGCCCAGGTTCTGTTTCGAGACGAATGTCAGCACGCCGCGCGCGACCACGCCATCGGGCTCAAACGCCGCGGCCACACCGGAGATCAGCCAGCGCCGCATCAGGACTTCCTTCAGCACGCGGCCGTCGGCCATGTGCGTGGGCTTGGCTTCCTGCACGGTATCGAAGAACGCCTGCAGGCGGGACTGGCCATCCCACGGCCGCGAGGTGATCCAGCTGGCGACCGGGTTGTAGGGATTGGCTTCGGCCACCTGGCACAGGTTGGTCTCGAAGCTGGCGGTGGCCATGCCGGCGCGGTGCATGCAATCCATCACTTCGCCCGCCGCGACCTCCTTGGCGTTGTCCACGGTCGTCTGCAGCCCAGGGACCAGAATCTCCAAATCCTTGCGGATGACGTTGTAGCGCACGGTCACACCGGTACGACGGCACAGCTCGGCCAGGTTGCGGGCGGTTGGCAACGGCCGCCCGCGCGCGTTGGTATCGGGAAACGGGGTGAAGGCATCGAATGCGGACAGGTTGCCAGGCACCTGGTAGCGCGCGCTGGCCGATGACGGCGCATCGTCCAGTGCCACGTCGTCGCCCCCTGCCGGCGGCATGGGGGGCAACAACTGGGCACGCACGGTGTCCAGCCCCTCGCGCAGATGCAGGTCGTTGAAGTCGGTAGGGCGGTCATCGTCGCCATGCAGCGTGGCGAACTCGGGCCAGACCACGCGGGCATCGATGTCCGCGGCAGCCTGCGTGGCCAGGGTGACGCCAGGGTTGTCCAGCGGCTGCCGCGTCCACTGATCGTTGTCGGCACACAGCACGAATGACGCGTCCGGCATGGCGCCGCGCCAGGCTCGGGCGACCGCGCCAAGGTTGCCTGCATCCCAGGCCACCACCACGCACCAGCCCGTGGCCTGATGGATGGATCCGCCGGTGGCATAGCCCTCTGCAATGGCGATCGGTTGGCTGGTAACCGGCTTGCCGATGACATGGAAGCAGCCCTGCTTGCGGCCACCGGAAAGGAAGTCCTTGTCGCGGCCAAGTGCTGGATCCAAGCGGGGAAAGATCGCCTGCAACGAGACGATACGGCCCGCGCTGTTCATCACCGGTACCAGCAGGGCGTTGTCGATGTGGCGGAAGACAAGGCCATCGCTGTTGCGCACCGGCCATGGCGCCACACGCAGGCCATGTGCGTGGATGCCCTTGCGTACGAGATACGGGTGGTGGGCATCGGCAGGAATGGCACGGTTCCACAGCACGTTGGCCGCCTTGGCGGCGGCGTCCTCGCGTTCGCGCTGATGCCGTTCGCGCTCGCTGCGGGCCGCCTCCTGGCGTTGCCTGATGGCACGCTGCTCGGCGGCGCTCAACGCGGTCGGCGATTTCGCGCACCAGGCATGGCGGGTGCCGGTCCGCCAGCTGCCGAACTCGCCGGCCGGCACGTGGTCTCCAAACAACACCGCCCAACCATTGCGCGTGCCACGACGGTCGCCTTCCACATGGAAGCGCACCAGCGTGCCATCGGCGTTGAGCGCGTCGCGGCCGCGCGCGTCCGGCACGATGCCGTGCGCGTGCATGGCCTGCAGGAACGCGGGAACGATGTCCTGCGTGGGATGCGGTGTGTGCATTCGACAAGGCCCCTGGGAACGTGGATCGGTCAACGGCGGCCGATGGCGGCCAACGTGCTGTGCAGTGTCCGGCGTGCGCAGGTCACGCAGCGGCCGACCGACGCAGTGTGGTCAGGATGTGATGGGAGTGGTGATACGGTCATGGTGTCGGAACGGGGCTTCATTTGCAACACCTTCCAGCACCTTGCATCCCTGATCGCAATGGGGCCACCCAGTAAGCATTGGATCTGCGATGGCGTTCGCAGATCACTGTGATCGTGCCGATGCGTCGCAGTTGGCGAGAACCAGTTTTCGGATGATGCGATCGCCGTCAACGACGGCCCATCGTTTCTCTCCATCGCGCCTTCGGGCGCCCGTGCACAAGGAGCCTGCATGCCTGAAATCCACTGCAACCACGAACGCCGATCCGCCGCGGAATCCGCGTCGTTGACCGTCGTTGCGACGTTCTCAATCGGTGCGACCACCCCTCGATAAAATACAACCCGCATGACGGACACCATCGACGAAGCGCAGGAAATGGAAGCGCGCCACCTGCAACGCGCCCTGGCCCAGCACGCAACGCGGGCCAGCAACGTTGCCCCTCTCACTCCCATGGGGGAATGCCACAACCCGGACTGCAGCGAGGACTTCGACAACGATCCGGCAAGACTGTTCTGCGGGCCTGCCTGTGCCGAGCGTTTCGAAGCCATCCATCAACACAGCAACGCATAG